GTCGGGTGAATTTCGCCTTAATATTGGTTCTTTTATTGTTTGTGCCCGCTCAACTCGTCAAGAGATATTGGTTTGGACTGATGCCGCTATTTATTCTATGCAATACCTTGGACCTCCTTATGTTTGGGGTTTCCAGTTGTTGCAAGACAACATTTCTATTATGGGTCCTAATTCTTCTATTACAGTTAACAACGTAACTTACTGGATGGGCACTGACAAATTCTACCGCTATACTGGTCGTGTAGAAACGCTTCAATGTACATTACGCCAGTACGTATATCAAGACATTAATCAAAACCAAAACTTCCAAGTGTACGCAGGTAGCGTAGAAGGATATAACGAGATTTGGTGGTTCTATTGTTCTGCTAATAGTGATGAAGTTGACCGCTATGTTATTTACAACTACGTAGATAATGTTTGGTATTACGGTAATATGAGCCGCACTGCTTGGTTAGATTCTGGTTTACGTACATATCCAATGGGTGCCGACACTGTTAACTACCGAATTCTTTACCATGAGAACGGTGTGGACGACGCATCAGGGTTAACCCCAGTGCCTATTACTTCTTATGTTCAGTCATCTGATTTTGATATTGGGGATGGCTTAAACTTTGGGTTTGTGTGGAGAATATTGCCAGATTTAACATTTAACGGTTCTACATCAGGTGTACCGCAAGTAACTATGGTGGTATTACCCCGTCAAAATGCTGGTACTCCTTATGGAATGCCTAATGCCCCAGTAGTAGCAAGTACTCAAAACTACAATACTAGACACACATATAATGTTCAACAGTTTGACGGACAGGTGTATACCCGCATAAGAGGTAGGCAGATGGCATATAGAATTGAGTCTACTGGTCTAGGCGTTGCTTGGCAGATGGGCTACCCACGTATTGATATAAGACCAGACGGACGCAGATAATGGCATATAACGCTCCTTTACGCACTCCAAAAGCGCCCAACCTGCCTAATGCACCGATGGAAGGGTATGACTCTGGATATTTTGACCAATACTCCAATGTACTGCGTCTTTACTTTAACCAGATTGATAACTTTACCCAAGCGGCTGCTATACCGCTTTCTGGGACTACAGCGGAAAGACCTGTAAGTACTGTGCAAGTATCATTAGCAGTAGGGCAGATTTATTACGATACTACGTTGGACAGACCAATTTGGTGGAACGGCACAGTCTGGAAAAAGGCTGATGGAACAACGGTTTAATATGATAAAATCAACACAATTCCCTTTTAAGAGGCCCCTATGAGCATTCTAATGTACTTTAATAAACACCATGGGTGGTATGATGGAAAACGTACGCCGTTTACCGGAGCTGAAGAAGCCGCCGCTGTACCCCTAGTATTAGAAGCTATTGAAGGTGGAACCGTTGCTGAAGGTGCTGCCGCTGGCGCTACCGTTGCTGAAGGCGGCGCTTTTGTTCCTTCTGCTGGTGCTAGCTTTCTTATACCTGAAGGTGCTGCATATGGGGTAGGTGCTGGTGAAGGCGCTGCTTATGCTGGTAGCGAAATTGCTACTGAACAGGCTGCTCAAGAAGCCGCTAGGCAAGCCGCTATACAAAATGCAGGTAATTCTCAATTAGCTAATGTTCCTGCAAATCAATTCGCTAGTGGTCCAGCTACTTCTGACGTTGGAGGCTTTCAATCTCAACAAGAATTAGTAAATCAAATTGCAAACGCAACTCCTAACCAGATGGTGCCTAATAACCCATTGCCGCCTGGCTACGAAAATCTTGCCTCAAATGCCCCTGCAAGTTCTGCAATAGGTTCAGGCGGCGGAACTTTTGGTATAAATGCTGCACCTACTGCTGGGACTTACGGTGTAGCTGGATCGCAAGTACCAACTTTAACAACAGGATTAGGTGCAACAGCTGCGCCTGGTGTTGGGATCGGTTCATTTATGCCGTCCGCAAACCAAGTAATGGTAGGCGGTGGTTTGTATTATTTAAATAGTTTAATGAATCAAGATAGAAACAGATATGGTGTTCCAGCAGCAGAAAAATATAATGGTCCTTTAAATAAAATGAGTTATGATCCAAACACTTACCAATATAATGCTCCAGTAAATAGACAATACACTCCAAATTATAATGGGTATGCTCGCACTGGCTACGCAGAAGGTGGTATTACTGATATAGACCAAAATGAAAACTACGCAAAGGGCGGCATTGCTGGGCTTTTAAAAGGTCGTGGTGATGGAATGAGTGATAGTATCCGAGCTACCATTGCAGATAAACAACCAGCTCGTTTGGCTGATGGAGAATTTGTCGTCCCTGCCGATGTGGTATCTCATCTAGGTAATGGTTCTACAGACGCTGGCGCAAAGCATTTATATAAGATGATGGACAAAGTACGTCATGCTCGTACTGGTTCAAAAAAACAAGGTAAACAAATTAAAGCTGGAGGCTACCTGCCAATAAAATGACTATATCAATTAAATACGTGCCCTTGGCTAATGTAGACCAAACATGGGAATTTATAGAAAAATACGTTGAATCCACAATACCTTTTAATGGCGGGGATTATACGATAGATCAAATAAGATTGTATTTAAACACAGGACAATGGTTATTAATTGTGGCGGTAAATGAAAGCAATAAAATACTTGGGGCAGCTGGGGTTAGTTTTGTTAACTTCCCTAACTATAGGGCTGGTTATGTTAATTTCATGGCAGGTAAGTTAATTTGCAGTAAAGCAACATATGAAGAGTTTTGTGCCATATTAAAAAGTAATGGCGCTACAAGAGTAAGAGGTGCAGCTAGAGATTCAGCAGCTAGGCTGTATGCTAAATTTGGATTAAAGGAACGCTACAAAATTGTAGAGGCTAAAATATGAGTATTCTAAGATATAAACAAAAACTACTTGCCGATGGTGGCGTTGCACGTACTGGCGGCGGTTCTGGTGGTGGCGGTTCTGCCCCTGCTCCTACTCAATCAACTACTCAAACCTCCAACATTCCTGAGTACGCTCGTCCCTACGTAGAGACCATGCTGGGTACTACTCAACAACAAATTTATAATTACGATTCAAACGGGAATGTAACAAGTCTAAAACCTTATCAACCATATAACGAAGACCCAAGTGCATATGTAGCACCATTTAGTCCGTTACAACAACAAGCACAACAAGGCGTAGCTAATTTAAATATGCCTAGCCAATACAACGCCGCTACTGCTGGTGCTATGCAAGGTACTGGTCAAGCTTTAAATGCTGGCAATCAATACAACATGATGGCTACAAATCCAAACGCTACGCAAGCATTTATGAACCCATATTTGCAGGCTTCGCTACAACCACAACTTGCAGAAATTCAAAGACAGTACGATATTACTGGCACACAACAGCAAGGCCAAGCTACTGCCGCCGGCGCATTTGGTGGTTCCCGCGGTGCAATTATGGATGCCGAAAATCAGCGTAATAAAAATATGGCTATGAACCAAGCAATTGGTCAAGGGTATAACAACGCATTCCAATCAGCACAACAAGCGCAACAGTTCGGTGCGGGTCTAGGTTTACAGGGATCTCAAGCTGGTATTGCTGGGGCTAATGCATTATCTGGTATTGGCGGGCAACAACTTAATGCTCAACAAAATATTCTTAATGCCCAAAATACTATTGGCGCTGCTCAGACTCAACGAGAACAAGATATTCTTAATCAAGGTATTCAAAACTATGCAATGGAACAGCAGTATCCAATGCAGCAACTTGCGTTTATGAATGCTCAAATTCGTGGTTTACCAATGCAAGCTACAACTACCCAAGGCTATCAAGCGCCTCCAAGCTCAGTGTCACAAGTTGCTGGTTTAGGTACAGCTGGTATTGCTGGTTTGGGTTTATATAACGCTATGAATAAAGGCGGAACTTAATATGATTGGTAATTTAATGAGCCGCATGGCGGACGCTGAAAAACTGTCTATTCCACAATTACAAAAGTCAATTCAGGACGGGATTATTCCTGCATATGTAGGAGTGCCTTTACTTAAAGACAAAATGGCACGAGATAAAGCTAAAGCAACCTCTCAACAACCAGCGCAACCCCCTATTGCTCAACAAGTTATGGCTGAAGCCTCACAACATGGAATTGACTCAGCCCAAAGCAATCTTCCAACCGAAATGGCTGGTGGTGGTATTGTCGCTTTTGATAATGGTGGTTTATCTGAAGATGACGAAGATGATACTGATAACCAAAAACAAGATTTAGCAATGTTCCAAAGAAACTTGGCTGCTATAGCTGGGGATAATGGCGAAGATGATGATTATGAAGAGTTTGATGACGAAGAAACGCCTCAAGGTATTATGGCGGCTATGCCCCGCGGAAAAGAAATTGAAAACAGAGGCGTAGGAATTAACCCAGAGGCTAAAGGCGGCATTGGAATTAAAGACGTAATCGCCGCAAAAGCTGCGGAGAATAAACTACCACCAGAACTATTAAATAAAATTGCTGGTATTGAAAGCGGTTACAAAGCATCTGCAGCTAACCCAAACAGCTCTGCCAAAGGTCTTTTCCAATTTACTGATTCTACATGGAAAGGTATGGGCGGTAAACAAGGCGAACAATTTGACCCAGAAAAGAATGCAGAACTAGGTGCTAAGTTTATTCGTCAGAACGCTGAAGGTCTTAAAAGTACTTTAGGGCGTAACCCAACTTATGGGGAAGTTTATGCCTCACATTTCTTTGGACTAAAAGGCGCTAAAGACCTTTTAAATATGGACCCTAAAACTCCTATGAACCAAGCAGTTTCTGCTCAAGTGCTAAAGGCAAACCCACAACTTAAAGATAAGACTGTTGGGCAAGTAATGGCTGGTTTAAATAATAAAATGGGCGAAGGTATTGTTGCTTTAGCGCAAGGTGGTGTTATTAAAGGGTACAGCGGTAAAGATAATATTAATCTTGTGTCATCAGAAGATGAACAACAAAAGCAAGACAAAGAAGATTTTATGATGGGTCTTAAAAAACTTGGCGCTTCTGCTGCAGACGTAGTTACATTGCCTGTGCGTGGGGCTATGGGCGCAGTTAATACTGGTATTGTTCGTCCTATTCGTGCAACGGGGCTTAATTTACCTTATATTCCAGAAGAAGCTTTTGGTGGTTCTTCATCTAGTATGACTCCATACTATGACAAATACGTTCGTGCAAATGAAAAACCAATTTCTACACCTACTCAATCTGCGCCATCAACACCTGCTACTCAACAAGACTTTGATGTATTTGATGCGGCTACCCGTGATTTTGAAAAAGAACAAATGGGCAGGTCTAATGAAACAGATAACGAAAGACAAGCTAGAGAAGACGCTGCAAAAGTTAACGCACGTAAAGCTATGGGTGCAGGGGATGAAGATATTGCTTCATTAAGAGAAATGCTTGATGAACGTTCTAAGAGCGTTAAAAATCAAAAGAGTATTGACAACTACATGGCTCTTCTACAAGCGGGTCTTGGCATGATGGGTGGTACTTCGCCATATGCTGCCGCAAATATTGGTCAGGGTGCTTCTAAAGGTATTGCCCATTTGGCAGATGCTCGTAAAGCTCAAATTGCAGACGAAAATGCCCTTCTATCTGGTCGCCTTGGTTTGTCTCGTGCTCAACTTTATGAACAATCTAGAAAAGATGCATTAGCAGCTAAAATTGCAAGTGATAAAGGTATTCAAGCTCATAGAGCTAATATGCATGGTTTAGGTGTAAGTAAATTAAATCAAACAGAACGTGGTTTATTACTTAAAGCTGAAGATTTGTATGAGAAAAAAGGCGGAGATTTGCCACTTAGAAAAGAGTTTGTTAAACAATATGGTGAAAATTGGGCAAATGACCTTATGAAGAAAAAATTGTTTGATGCTCAACGCCAAGAACAGGTTTATAAGCTTTATAATATACCAGGGGTTAGTGATTACCCTTCCGCATCATCGCTTTTAAAAAACGGCTAATAAATGATTATTGACTTACCTAAATTAGGTCCGGTCAACTTTGATGATAAGCTAACTCCTGAAGAGTTTAATACTCAGCTTGAGAGGCTGTCTAAGAAGTATGACTTTGAGATTCCTAAATCCGAATTAACTTACGGAGAGCAGGCTAGTCGCGCCTTTACCCGTGGCACAAAACAACTAGGTTCTACTTTTGGCGACATCATCCCTGCTATGGCAGGTAAAGCCCTTGGTTTTGATGAATATGCCCAGCGTCAAATGGCTGAAGCAAAAGCCACTCAAGAAGAAATAAACAAGTACTATGCCCCGCAATATAAAGGGCTAGAAGATGTAAAAGGCATTACTGATGCCCCTGGATTTGTTTTAGAAACAATTGTTGAGCAAATACCTAACATCCTTACATCTCTAATTCCTGGTGTGGGTCTTCAAGCAGTAGCCGCCCGAACAGCTGCCAATAGTATTGCTAAAAACCTTGCAGTTCAAGCTACTCAAAGAGGACTAGCCGGAGAAGCTGCCTCAACATTCGTTGCCCAAGGCGTACAACAAGCCCTTCCGCAAATAGCCAAAACTGCTGCTACGGCACAAAACGCAGGTATCTTTTTAGGTTCTTACGCACAAAATGCCCCCGAGGTTTTTCAAAACATTTATAAAGAGACTGGCAAGCTTGAAGTAGGTACATCATTAATATGGGGTGCTGGCTCTGCCGCATTAGATTCTGTATTACCTGCGCAGTTAGCCAAAAACTTAACTGGTCCCATGAAGATTGGGATAGTAGAAAAGCTGCTTGAAAAGTCTGGCATGGACAAAGGCTTACTGCGTACAGTAAGTGCTAACGTATTAAAAGGTGCTGGTTTTGAAGGCATGACCGAAGGTGCGCAAGAAGCTATTAGTATTGCTGCTGAAAAATTTGTAGCAGATAATCCACAAGTATTTGGTAGTAAAGAGTGGAATCGCATCATGGAGTCCAGCGTTCGTGGCGCTGTAGGTGGTGCAGGATTTGGTACAGCTGGTGGTGTTACTGAGTCTGCTCGCCGTCAATCTCAATTTAATGCTGCCCAACAAAAACGTGCCGGCAGATTAGATCAATACAAGCAAGCTGCTGAACTAAAAGCCGAAGCCGAAGCGGCAGGGGTATCTATTGAAGAATACCAACAACTGCAAGAACAAGGCGAACTTCCCGGTTTAGAGACTGGTCCTTATACACAACTTCACAATGCTGAAAATATTAAAAATGAAGGTATAAAAACAGGTACCCTTCAAACAAATGACCCAAAACTAGCTAAACTTGCCGCTAAAAATGCCGTCAAAGACTTAACAGGCAAACAAGTAACTCTGTTTGATGACAACGGACAACCTACAAAAGCTGCTGAACTTGCCAAAACTAAAGGTGACAAAGCTGAAGCTAACCGCATCCGCCAAGCAGAACAAAAAGAAAAGACCGCATTAAAAGAAGCTCAAGCTAAACTTAAAAAAGTACTAGGAGCTAAACAAGCTGACTTGTTTGAAGGTACTAAATTGCCTACAGCCAAAGAAGCCAAAACTGCATACGATGCTGCTGAAGAAGAACGTAAAGCTAATGTTGGACAACTTGGTTTGTTTGGGCAACCAGCACCTACATCAACCGCACCAAAAACAGAAGAGATTGCAGAACCTGTAGTTCGTGCTAAACCTGCTCCAGTCACAGTAGAACAACTTCCTACAACAATTGACGACTCTACATTTAAAACATTAGGTATTGGACCTACGGCAACGTTTATTAAAAACAAGTTAATACATGGTAAAGATATTACCGACCCAGCCCAAGCTGCAGAAGTAAAAGCAGTATTAGAAGCCGCTGCAGAAAAACACAAAAACAAGGAAACTAAGGCTAAGATAGCTACGTTTTTATCACGCCCAGAGTTCCAACAATTTATACAGGAGACTCCAAATGAACCTATCGCCAGAGCAGGTGAGCCTAGCCTTCAAGATACTACAGTCGCCCAAAACGTGCCTGGACCTGGACTTACCGAAAGCATTACAGAACCTAACGGAAAAGGAGTGGTTGCAGCTGGACTTCCTGTTGGACAAGATATTGCAAGAGAAAGAGCAGTCGAGCCTCCACTAGGAGTAAAAGAAACTAAAGACGTAGCTAAAACACAAACTAATGCTGAACTTATTCTTGAAGATCAAACTCAAGAAATTGAAAAAAATGAAGTTCGCACTGCGCTAAACCTCAGCCGTAAGATAGACAAAATGGCGGAGAAAGAAGGGCTGCTGCCTAACGAAGTTAACATTACTCCAGAAGATGTTAAAGAAGCCGTAGATATATTACGTTTGCCCGCACTGTTTAATGCCGCACTTGACTTACAAGATAGCGTTAACAATGTTGAAAACACCCCTGCTGGACGTGCTAAACGTGCAAGAGATATTACTCAGCTACAAATGGTTAAAGACGCCATTGCCAAATCAGGTAGAGAAGCTAGTAAATTTTTAGATGGTTTAATGAATGCCAGTCAAAAAGATAGGGCTGATGGTATTTCTTTTCTTAACAAACAAGGCAATGATATATTTGATGCAGTAATATCAGGCAAAATTGTTGAGGCTAAACAACGTCTTGAGAACGAAGGTAAGAATAAAGAACTTAAAAAAGAACAAGACCAACAAGCGGCTGCATTAGGCAAAGCCCGTGAGTCTAACGCTGAAGTTCAAAAAGAAAACCGTATCGAAGCCGACTACGATGAAGTAGCCGACAAGTTAATGAAAGCTATAGATACAGGCAATTTTGCTACCTTTGTTGAAGCAGCATTAGGTAATTCTAAAGACCCACAAGATAGAATTATTGTAAATAAAATTAAAAAGATGGGGCTTAGAACCAAAATAGTTGTAGGTAAAGTAGCTCGCAATAAAGGTCTTGCCGCTGAAAATGATGCAGGTGCATATGATCCAGCTACTGACACAATTACTTTAGACCCAGAATTAGGATTAACATCCCACACCTCTCTACACGAATCTGTTCACGCTGCCATCTCACACGTACTGCGTAACCCTGACCACCCACTAACTAAAAAGCTCACAGCTATATATGAAGAGGTTTATAGCCAATTAGGTTCTGCTTATGGTGCGCAAGATATTCAAGAGTTTGCTGCTGAGTTAGTAGGTAATCCAGAATTTAAAGCTGCATTACAAGGCATGAAAGCCCCTAAGGGCGGTAATATGTTGCAACGCATTATTCAAACTTTAGCTGAGTTCTTTGGTTTCCGTAAAGGCACAAATGCTTATGACGCTGGTATTAAAGCAATCAATGAAATCCTAGATATTGCCGACACTGTAGCGCCTTCTAGTGGTGAGCAGATGTTTAATATTATTAGCGAAGCTAGAGACGCTATGCCTGTTCTTGGTAAGCAAGCTGTAGAGCAAACTTTAAACACATTCTCTAACTTAAAAGGTGCTGGCTATAAAGCACTCGGCTTAAGTTTAATGCGTCTTGACCATATAAATACAATATGGGGCAATAAGTTACCTGCTATCCAAACGCTTATTGACGCACTAGAAAAACGTAGGGGTTATCAAGAAGCCGCTATCAAACGAGTTAAAGACAACTACAGCAACTTCTTAAAGATTGCTAAAGCCGACCCTGCTGGTGTTCGCCGTATGGAAGATATGGCTTATGAAGCTCGTATGGCTGGTGTTGACCCCGCCAACCCTAATTTTGTAACAACTGCGACTAATGCTGCGAACTACAACCGGTTACGCGCTGTTTATAACGCTTTACCAAAAGATGTTAGAGGAATGTACGATACTTTACGTAACGACTATAAGAAAGCATTTGATACATATAAAGACTTCTTACTTAATAGCACGGATGACCCAACGCTAAAACAAAAGATTAAAGCCCAATTTGAAACTAACTCAAACGTTACAGCGTATATACCGTTTTTGCGCCGTGGTGATTATTGGGTTCGTTACCCTGATCCAGTATCTGGTGAAGAGGCTGCTTCTGCTTTTGAATCTATTCGTGAGCGCCAACAGTTTATTGATAAGAACCTAAAAGGAATACAGCACACAACTTATCAAAACTTAGAAAGCATGGACTATACTTCACGGTCTCTCCCATCATCTTCGTTTATTGCGCAGGTAATGAAAGGGTTATCAATTAAAGACCCAGTTACAGGCAAAGTAACCCCTGCTTCTCAACAGCAATTAAATAACGTATATCAAGCTTACTTAACCCTTTTCCCTGCAGGTTCTATTGCAAAGAACTTTATGCGTTCTAAAAACGTGCCTGGTATGGAAAAAGATATTATCCGTGGCTACGGCGACACCATGCTTAAGTGGACTAGAAAACTTGCAGATACCATTTACGTCCCACAAATTGATGCTGCTGTTAGAAAGATTGAAACACAAGCTGAAGACTCAAAAGATGATAGTTTGGCGGCTGTATACAAACACATAAAAGGGCAAGAAGATTTTTTCCATAACCCAACCTTTAATAAATTTACTCACGCAGCTACAACTCTTAGTTATTTTGAATACATTTCAGGGAACATTTCATCTGCCTTAATTAACTTAACTGCGCTTCCTATGCTGGTATACCCTATATTGGGTGGACGGTTTGGTTTTGCTAAAGCAGCGGCAGCTATGGCGGCTTCTAATAAGACTGCCTCTGAGTGGGTACTAAAAGGCAACAACATAAACTCCAAGTACAAAGGGCTGTATGACTACTTGCAGGAACATGGGCAGTTAGAGCATACGCAAGCTAGAGAGTTGATGGAAGGTCGCCGTACTACAACTGAAAAACACGTTGGACTTAAAGCTAAAATAATAGATGGTCTGTCTATTCCTTTTTCCGCAACTGAGAAATACAACCGTGCCGTTACCGCTATTGCTGCTTATGATTTAGCTAAAGCTAATAATTTCTCAGAAGAAAAAGCTTTACGTTTTGCAATAGATACCGTAAAAGATGTACACACATCAGGTATGGCTGAAACGGCCCCTAAGTGGATGCAACACCCAATAGGTCGTGTGTTCTTTACATTTAAATCGTTTGCTTGGAACAGTGCTTTCTTAATGGCTAGAGCTTTCCAACAAGGTTTTATAGAACAGACACAGATTATGAAACAAGCCAAAGCTGCTGGTAATATGGAAGCATATGAAGACGCTAAAGCTATTCGTGATGCAGCTCGCAGTCAATTATTAGGTACTGTGTTTATGACTAGCACTTTTGCTGGAGTCAAGGGTTTACCTTTCATGGGATTAGCCCAAGTTATGGCTCAAATGCTTCACGCATTGTTTGGGGATGATGATGAGCCATATGACTTACATGAGGACTTACGTGCTTTCTTTGGCGAACTTATGTACAAAGGTCCAGTTAACTACCTTACCAACCTTGAAATTTCTAACCGTGTAGGTGTTGCACAAGACTTGATTTGGAGAGATGACCCCCGTGCAAGTGACGGACTTGTTTTAGGTGCTATGCAAAAAGCATTTGGTCCAGCGGGTAGCTATTTAGTTAACGTAGAGAATGCCGCAAAGATGTTTAACGAAGGGCATACAGAACGTGCTATTGAGGCAGTAATGCCTAGCTTTATCCGCAATGGTCTCAAAGGTACTAGGTACATGGTAGAAGGAGCTCGCACCCTCAAAGGCGATCCAGTAGAAGAAGATATTGGCGCATACAATTCCATGATGCAAGTTGTTGGTTTTAGCCCAGCTTCTCTCTCTTCCAAATACGAAATTACTTCTGCCGCTAAAAACTATGAAAAGAAAGTAGGAGATAGACGTCAACGACTTTTAAATATGTATGACATGGCTCGTACTGGCGGTGATTCAGACCTAATGACAGAAGCTAGAGAAGATATCAACAACTTTAATTCTGCCCACCCAGGAAATAGAATTACAGGCACAACCCTGCAAAAGTCTCAATCCGCACGGAAAGCCGCAGAACGTAACATGATTAACGGTGTAACTTTCAATAAGAAGCTACTACCTGAGATTAAAGATAAATTCTTTGACGAAGAAGATTAAAAAAAACCCCTAACTAGTAGGGGCTAAACCTCGGTAAGAGGAGAGTGCGGCTCAAGTATACCATCAGTCCGCCAAACTCTAACCCCATACTTACCTTTTTCTATAACGTGTTTACAGATGACGTTAATCTGTAAACGCCGGGCCTCTGTTGTAACAAACCTTTCGGTCAAAGCCCTATCAATACATGGCACAAAAAACGAAGTCCCAGGTTTAAACTTCTCCCACTGGATTAACAGGGGCAGATTCATTATCTTCAGCATTTAATAACACAGTCTCATTAAAGAAGTCCAATTTAGTAGTATCAAAGCACAGGGCATTTACAGGGGCTTGAGTATTTGCCACCGTTCCAGCCGTCATACGCTTCTTCTTAGTACCCAGTAAAGAACTATTCTTACGATATTGGGCTAGGGACTCTTCAAAGTTCATAAAGTTTTTGGAGCAATCATCACGGTAACTCTTAACCACCACATAAAGCAGTTTAGTATCAGGCTCGTAGCGGGACACCAAAGCGCCTCTAGGCTCTCTAATTGGACCATGCTCTAAACCATTACGTGCATCCCTATTGCCATTAATAACTAAAATCTCATGGAAGTGGCGCTGTAAGAACCCACCCAAGTATTCATCGTTATCAAACATATACTCTCTATTGCGGTTACGGGTTTCCTTAATAAGATTAATAGCGTAATCAAATACAGGCTTAACAGGAATATCGTGCAGTCCTAAAGCTTGGGCAATCGTACCCCCCGTTATAGCAATCGTAGCCATAGCAGACCAGTAGCGTTCGGTGTTCTTAATATCTGCCGCCTTGTCTACACGCTCTTGCATCTTGTTCATGGTTTCAATAACCATAGGTAGCTGGCTTACCAACGCTTGAGAGTATGGCTCAATAGCATGACCGTAGTTATTCATAAGTTTGCCAAAGTGTTGCTTAGACCATGTAGCGTCAGCCTCCTCCGCTTTGACTTGAATCTCCAAGATACGCATTAGTTCTCCCTCAGGAAAACTCTTAATAGATAACAAGGAGTCAGTGATTGACCGATTGGAAGAAGTAACTAAACCCAAAGCCCACTTAGAATGGTTAAGCCGTTCTGCGTTCTCATGCTGTTTCATACGGTTCTTACCTTTACCCGAAGTAATGTCATAAACCTGATTTGACATTTGCTCTGCCGGCATATTGGTAATCTCATCCATAGTGGCACAAAGACTTTGCATAGTACCAAAGCGTTGCATACGGAAGTTGTATGTATCTTTAGGCGACATTAAGAGTTCTTTAGGTCTTCCATATATCGAGTTAATTGCATGAAGAACTGTTGTTTTGCCGCTTCCAGACTCTCTACTGAGTAGATTAAGCAAGAAACCATCCAAATTAGTAAAACGCATGAGTAGAGAACCAAAGCCCATAAAAAAAGCAAAAGCTCTGTTTTCCATACCTTCTCTACCATACGAGTTAATAACATCTTTCCATACATGGAAGTCTCCTTTAGGTTGAAAGAACGGAACGATTGGTAGGGTTGGGGAAGACGGCGGACTATATGCTATCTCAGTGGCACGTATTTCCCTGTCACCAATAATGATCGCCCCATCTCCTTCAATCCATCCAAATTGTTTATGCGCCTTTTCGGCTTCAGTTGTTAATTGCAATTGCTCCACCCATTTTGTTACGTAACCCATTAACTCATCTTGCTTTTTACCTAGCACGGCAAGTCCATAGGAAGCGATTGTGTCTCTAAATCTATCTTTAGCCATCACAGTAGCTAAAGGCATAATGAACTCTCTTACACCATCTTTTGGTAAGTGCAATCTAAATAACAAAGTCTCGCCATGATCGGGGTCTTGCATACGTTTAACCACATAAAAATCATATGGATATACAAGTGCGTCTTCTTCCTCGTCATCTTCTTTAGACTTTCTATGCACATAGATACCACCACCCTTGCCACGGAAATACGGAAACGGATAAGAAGGTATTGTGAACGTCTTAAGTTCTTTAGTAATTGGCTCAATGTCCATTACTGTATTATCTTCTTCAGTAGCCTCAATAATCTCTTTACCTAATTGGATAGGAGATGTAATCTTTAAGGTGCAATCTTTACAAGCGCTGGGGTTCAGCTTTCTAAAAGTCTCGCAGGTGTAAGGTCCTTTTGTTTCATTAGCCTTTCTATCGGTCTCCTCAGGGTTATACTCAGGATGCTTTTTAGATAGGTTATGAATACCCGAATCCCTGTCCACACAATGTTGGGCAATACTTAATCCAGCCCTCCAAAGAGGCTCTTCTAAATCTGCTTGGTTCTCATAGATATTAGCTAGTTGCTGGCAACCTTCACCTTGCAACGACTTCATCATTATGGTCTTAAACCTAGCCTGACTACTACCCATCAGTGCCAACGTAGTGGCATCCATAGGGCGCTTAAACTCCGCCTTGTCTAAGGCTTTAAGAATATCGGCAGTGGGGGTCAAGATACCAGCTATGTCGTCCAATGACACACCTGGTGCAGTCATCAAAACTTCTACTTGAATAGGGTTCTTGAAGTCTTTAAGGTGCATGGTGTTTGGCACACGCAAAATCCTAGCCGCATCCGTTGTTACAGAAGGGTCAGCATTAAAGTCATGCTCCACACATAACTGCTTTAAACGCTCGGCAAAAGGCTTCCATTCCGCTCTAGGGATTTCCTTGTCTAGAACCCAGTAAACGTGCGCACCACGACCCGATTTAACCACCATAGGCTTGGGTAGCCCCGTGCTTTTACAGAAGCTTCTAAGAGCCGTTAAACCAGCATTTATATCGGTATAGGGTTTACCCTCACCACAATCAACGTCTAAGAAAAAAGACTTTAAAGATACTGCATTAGTCGCATATCGACCTTGGTCTGCGGATGTAAATTTTGCCAGCGCAAAGAAAGAATTAAAATTCTCATTAACTAATCTGTCTGCTTCAGCGCTAAGTTCTTCAATACTTCCTACAAACTTCTGTTCAATTGAATTCTTTTCAACTGCGCTATTGCCCCAACTGCAATATTGTTCCCCTTCTTGTAGGGGTGGTAATACTAAAGATAGAAACTCTGTCCTCGAAAGCATAGCCGTCCTTGTTGTACCGTTTTTTATTATTAAAGGATTGGGCAGGAGTGTTACGGCACACACTCTTTTCGGTAGCTAACCTAGCCCCCCTCGTTACCATTAACCTACTTTTGCAAGCAGTTTTGTCATCTTTTCAGCGTATTTGCCTGATACGATTGATTCACCCTTAAACCATGCATACACAGTCATTCTACTAACTTTAAAGTGTTCTGCAACATCTTGTACGGGTATATCCTTACTTAAACAAAACTTACCTAACTTGACCCCAAGTAATTTAGAATCAGCGGACTTAATCTCATCCGCCATTGCTAGCGAATATCCTTTAGGCATTATTCATCATCCCAATCACTAAGGATTTTGGAGATGTCTTTCTTTGGTGCAGGAGCTTCATCTTTCTTAGCCACACGCTTAACTGGCTCGGCAACTACTTCTTCCTCAACTTTTGCCTTAGGTGCTGACAACTTAGGCTTTACACCATCAGCATCAGACACGGTCATAGTAATAGCTTTTTGAGCCTTGTCGGATTTGCCCTGAGTAATAACAATCTCATGCTCGTCAGAATCTAAAACACGCACTGGCTTAAAAGCAATCTTAGGTGTAGCGGCTTCTGTATCAAAACGCATTTCAGTTACTACCGCAGTGATAGGAACACCCTTACTACCAATCATCTTGGCATAAGTTTGCAAAGGCCATTTTCCTGGCTCTCCAGCACCGAAGATAGAAGAAGCTGGCAAGGTCAACTGCATTACTTCGCCTTCTAAATCATTAGCCAATACAACCGCTAAACGCTGGCTAAAACGGCAAGCACGGGAATCACCTTGACCTGACCCTTTAGCATTTTGTGCGCAGTCTACGCAACGGCTAGCTTGTGGGGCAGTAGCTTTAGCATCAGGAACTTCTCCGTCTGCTGACCAGCAATCAGGGGCTTTAGCTTCTCCACCTTCAGAGTATGTACCAGCATAGAAAGTGCGAGATACCTTAGGTGCGGCGGCTACCACTACTACGTTCATAGCACGGTCTTCGTTCTTAGCAACTTCTTTGCCGTTGACCATCATGCGCCATACACCACCTTTGATGGAGATGCGTTTCATTCCGCCCGTACCACCACTACCCATCAGGGCTCTTGTAGTTGCATCGAGTTCTACTTCTTTAAGATAGGATGGAAGACCGCTACCTAATACTGATAATTCATTGCTCATAATTATTCCTTACCTTTTGTAATTACTACACTCATTGTTGTATCCGCATATAGCCCTGGCGGATGTAGATCAGGGTTCTCCTCCAAAAACTGCTCCATATTGGCATTGTGTAATCGTTGTTGCAGTAACGCAAATGCATCATGTTCTTTAACAAAATTAAACAACTCATGCCAATCACTAGTGTGGTAGTTCTTTTTGATTCGTTTAGAAATAGTTCCGTACTTGGTTCTTATTAAACTTGAACCTTGCTCTTTACATATTCCAAGAATCTCATTAGATATTAAGTTCAACTGTTCTTCTAACTCTTTATCTTCCTTGTAAATCTCTCGCCGTCTATCACGAATCTTGACGTAAATCTTTACAAGCTTTTCAGCGTTTAGTTCTTCACTCACTGCGCACTCCTTTCTTTTTATAACTACAACTACAGTATAAGGGCATTACTATACAATGTCAAGTATCTTCCATAATATTTTTATAAAGATCAATTAATCTAGTATGAATGTCCACCTTCTCTGACAACATCTTATAAATCTTTTTCTCCACAGGAGAGCCTTGCAAATGCACTACAGTACAGGGGTTACGTTGACCAGCACGATGCACACGGGCATTGGCTTGTAGGTATGTTTCTATTGATGTAATCGGACCCCACCACACCACTACGTTAGCGGCATGAAGCGTTACTCCATGTGCGGCGGCTTGAGGTTGTATTACAAGGACTTGCGGGTTTTCTTCTGTTTGAAAAGAATTAAATATTTCTGTTCGTTTTGTTGCGGAAATACCACCATGAATCTTTTCTGCGGGTATACCCTTAGCTTTTAATTCATCTGCAATGATTTCGATTGCGTGTCTAAATGGTGCAAAGATAATTACTTTATGACTAGCTTCTTCAATAACTTCTAAAAGTGCTGACAATCTACCGCCCGCATCAAAAGCAATAACCTCTCCAGTATCCGAGTAGACTGCTCCACATGAAAGCTGTAAAAGTTTATTTAGG